CGGGCAGTAGTCAGGTTTACACGGAAGTTGTTAATTGCAACATTTCCTTGTTGAAAACCAAAGATACGAACACCGCCACCAGCACCAGATGCACCAGCATCAACAAGGGGTACTTGTGTGTTTACAAAAGTAAGTGTAACTTGTTCACTGCCACCAACCAAGGCTTTAGCTGAAACACCTGTTGGTAAAGCAGTACGAGAAGATGGTGTGTACTTAATTCGTTTCAAGCACTCAAATGAGCCATTTTTTATTGGTAAAGCCATGATGTGATCCTTTATTTAAGTTATTGTAAAGACAACTAAGGGTAGCTATCTTAAGAATAACCTCTCCCCGAGGGGAGAGAATTACTTGTAACTATTAAGCAGCAATAGTTACTTTAATCAATGCTTGTGGGTACATACATGCGTGAAGCACGTTAGTTTCAGCAACGATTTGGAACTGCTCTTGAACATCATCAACCAACTTCTCGAAGTAGTAGATTTCTTGTGCAGAGGTGTTTACAGTGCTGAACTTGCTTTCTGAAGGAGATACGAAAGTAACGAACATACCTTCAACATCAGTTGGGAACACACGAGCTTCAGTTGCAGTCATTTGAGCACGGTTTTCAACCCAAAGAACACCACCAAAGTTGAATGCACGGTAACGAGCATCTAAACCAAGACCAGCATTACCTAAACGACCAGCCAACACTTCGTCAGTAGAGTTAAGGGTAACGTACTTACCAGTTTCTTTAACGTATGGGTGAGATACTAACTTAGAGAAGAAGGTGCTACCGCAAATAGCCAAGAAACGACCAGCAACACTACCATTCTTCAAGTTGTCTTGAATGTAAGCAATGATTGGTTCAACTTCAGTTAAGATGTCAACGTCAGGAGTATTCAAACTCATGGTCTTAACTTCTTGGGTAACGCCAAACTCTTGGAAGTAATCTACGGTTGCGCCATAAGATTGTGCCAAAGTACCACGAGGAGCATACGCCTTACCATTGATGATAAGTTCCATACGGCTCTTTTCCCACAAGTTAGCAAAACCTTGTGAAATCTTCTTCATCTTACGGGCACGAGTTGCTACTAAAGTTTCTGGTTGGGCACCTTGACCAATCTCATCCCAATTGAAGTTACCATCCAAATCTTTAGGGAGGATAGCATCTTGTACTGGGAAGTGGGGAACTGGAAGAGTGATGTAACCCTTGCTATCAGTACCAAGAGACTGAGGAACTTCCCCCCAAGCGTAATCCAAGAACTCAAAATCTTGTTCGATGGTACGTGGAATGAATACGGTCTTGGTGGTCAATGGACGTACATCGAAGAAACCAAGTTCGCCCAGCATAGTGGAACGAAGAGGTGCTGTAGGCACAGCAGCAGACAAATCCTGAAAGCGAGTTAAGTCTGTTTGATTTTGAATAATAGGCATTTAATTATCTCTTATTAGAATTTATTAAGCTGGAACAGCAGTAGCTGAAGGAACAACACGGATGTTCTGTGTAGCTTGCAAAGCACCTTTCAAAAGACCCCATTGGGTATCGTTGAAGGTTGGGTGCAATGCACGAACAGCAGCTTCTTTGATAGAAACATCACGAATCCAAGTCAAAGCATTTTTAGCAGTGGTTGTTACGAAGGTCACGTTATCTTTAAGTTCATAACCGTCACCACCCAACACTGCATACTCTTTACCAAGAGCGGTAGCACTGTCAGCTAAGTCGGCTACTTTAACGATGTCATAAGCAGCAGAAGGAGTTGCACTTTTAGCACGAGCTAAGATAGTACCTTGCTTCAGAGTTGCACCAGTTGACATATTTACACTAACAACAAGACGAGACAACAAACCCTCTTCTTCAGTTAATAGGATGTCAGATAAGCGAGGATCAGTAATCAATGTAATTGGCATTCTTATTTACCTTGTTTTTTAGTTAATTGTTTTTGTACGGCGGCTACAGCAGCTTGTGCGTATGTTTGGGTTTCTTCTACAACGAGGACACCATCTGCACCAATTTCAGTTTGAAGCTTCTCTTCTTCTTTAACTGAACGTGCTGCAAGGATACCTACAGTGAGATCAAATGATTCATCACTCAATGCTGCATAACTCTCAGCTAACTTAGGCGCATCAGTAGTGCCAAAGATTGCAGTTAATTGAGCAAGGCGTGAAGCTTGTTTAGCATCTTCTTTTTCTTTAGTCACAGCAGACAATGCTGCCTGAGCTGCTTCTAACTCAGCTTGCATAGTTGCGAGGGAAGCAGCATTAGCCTTATCCTTTGCTTCTAATTGAGCTGTAAAGTCTGCGGTAGCGGCCTCTAGGGCTGCTTGCAGTTCTACGTTTTGATTGGGCATTTCTGCTTCCTTCGATAGTTGTGTTGCTTTGGGTTTTTTACTGAATAAACTTGCTGTCGGGCTAGACATATTATTTCCTGTAGTGAGTTCATCAAGATATGCCTTGAATTCTTCTAGTGTCATTTGCTTGTCTACAAGACCATTAGCTAATGCTTTCTTGGCAGTGTAGGAGTTGGCACCTAGTGCGATTACATCCTTCTGTTCTTTGCCACGCCACATGGCAACATGGCCTGTGAATTGGTCATACAACTCAAGGACACCATCTTCAACTTCCGCTAGAAACTCTGGAGTAAAGTCACCATTCTTATCGAAAGGTACTTTGTTATCACCAGCAGTCACATAAACATCTTGAATGCCCATGTTCTTCATGGCACCATTAACATTACGCAACTTCATCATTACACCAATACTACCAACCTCAGAGGAGGGGTTAGTAATGATTTCATGGGCTACAGCAGAGTAAACATAGCCAGCGCTAAATGACTTGTGAGATACATAGGAGATTAAATGGATACCGTAATCATCAGCAATGTCACGGACATAGTTGGCAGATTCAAAGGCCATATGAGCCAATCCACCATTAGTATCACTATCCATTACAACCACTTTAGCACCAGCATCAGCAAGAGCTTTCATCTCTTCGCGGATACTTTGATGACTTACACCATCTTCTCCACACATGCCGTAATAGGGCACATCTGAAATAGCCCCGTGGATGTCGATAACACCAAGGGAAGATTCTGGGAAGTATTGGAGAGAGCGTTTACGGGCTTGTTGTCCATCAGAGACAGCACCAAAGTTTGCACCTTGGTTTCGCTGTTCTAGGATTGAGAATACTTTATCTAGGTACTCTTCTGTAACTAAGTGAGGTGTGTTACACAACTTACTAGTTAGTTTTAATAGTTCATGTGACATTAATTATTCTCTTATGCCTTGTTATGTGCATTCTTAGCTGAAGAATCACCTTTAGGAGATTTAGAGGTTCCATCACCAGTGGTTGCAAAACCATCACCAGCTCTTGAATCAGCATTAGATAACACATCTCTAACTTGATCTGAAGTCCAGTCTTCTGGTAGGCGTTCTGGGAATCCAGCCTGTTCAGCAATATGGTTAATATTACGAGCTGTAATAGCAACACCACCAGCAGCAAGTAATTGATAGTATGCTTTGGTCTTCTGTTCGTAAGTGGGAGGAGTAATACTAAGAGAACTTGTTTCCCATTCAAACGTAGGAAGAACAGTCATGTCCCAACCATTTAACTTCCACAAATATGGAATCAACGTATGGTTGAACACATCTCTCATTTCTTCTAGCTTGGCTTCAATGATCATATCCACCATCTCTTGTAGAGAAGTAGATAATGCAAAGCTGCCACCTCCGCCTTGGCCAGCAGTTAATACTGTGGCATATAAGGCTGTGAGGATTTCCATCTTGTAGGCTTCGATGATCTCAGGGACATTGTAGGCTTTGGAGCCGCCAACATTCACAACTTCAAACTTAAAGTATTGCTCTCCTTTATCATCTAACACTTGAGGTAGGATCAATCCACTCTCAGCACCAATGTGCATGTTACGCATAATCTTCTGGTACATTGCGAACACGGCTGCATCAGCAGGATCAGCATCTTCTTTTAGATATTGCGGGGGGATGTAGAGAACTTTAAGGCCGGAAATGTCTGCGCTTACACCGTAGGCCAGAGTCTGTTCATACTCTTTCTTGAAACGCCAGCTTTCGTAGATGGCTGCTAACGGTGCCTGACCAAATGGTGAGTCTTTAAGAGCACTATTTCTGAAGGCTAAGATATTCTCCTTCTTCAGTAACACTTCATTGTAAGTAGTGCCAGTCTTAATAGGATCTTTGTAAGTGCGATATTGACCTTTATTAGTAATGTGATTAACACGTTGCCAATAACCAACAAAGTCTCTACCATCATTAGCATATTCAACACCAGAGATCGTATCTTGTGATCTGAAGGCTAACTTCTTAATGCCCCGTAAACCATCATTGTGTCTACTACCATTGATCTTTAATCTTGTATATGGCACAATCTCCATAATAGAGAAGCCATATGTAGTGAAGCTACTCATCTGCTTGATACAAGATAACCAAGAGGTTTCCATGTCATTCTGGACAGTCTTGAGGTAGTTTACATATTGTTCTAATTCTTTCTCGAAACCTTTAGGGGCTTGAGGATACCACGTTACAGAAGCCATCCTAGTTTGGACATACTCTACAGCAGAAGCTACAGTGGAGTCTTTAAGCATCTTCTTATATGTGTAGATACTTTGGGGGTATCGTAAGGCGGTATCAGGCTCCTCCAACACTTGGCCAGCAGTAACGGATAAACCATTGTGGCCTACCTCTCTCACCTTCATGGAAGGGAGGTCACTACCTGTTGTTGGGAGAGCTTCTTTTGGAGATGGATCAGCCATCTTACGGAGGCTCCTGTTTAATTGTTAGCGACCAATTTGGAGTAGGCCACTTTTATTGGATAAGTCTGTAGCTTTAATGCCGTGAAGGAATGAGTTACCGAGTTGGATTTTTGAGGCTAGGTACATGAATGCGTCTGAGCAGCAATCCACCATATCATCCCAACCTTTACGGCCACCGTCAAATCCTTCAAGTTCCGCGTAGAAAAATTCATTGTCGTTATATATTTTATTCCACAAGTCATTCGCACAACCTGTTACAACACTAACTAAGCCATTCTGAGACATAGATGAGAAGGGTCTGAATCTATCTAACTTGTTAGATAGGGCGCGGGTAGTGTGTATTCTCCCACACTCCAGCGCGCACAGCTTGATCAGGTCTTTGGTTGCCCCCATAGATGCAGCATTGGGGTCTATGGGGAAAACAATATCAACCTTAGTCCCGTCTCTACGAGAATTTTCTATAATATGAGCTGGCCAGTCACCGTAGCGTATCTTGGTGCGGGTTACGTCTAAGATGACGTATTCCCCATTCTTTAACTTACCCATCTTCACAGAAGCGAAATAGTCAGTTTTTGGGGAAGCGTCACTCGGTAGTGTTCCTGCAAAGTCGTAAGCTCGAACTATCTTGGTGAAGTCTGAAGCCGGAGGGGGTTGATCTAACTCATGTACCCATATTCTCTGAAAGAAGTTTGAAGTGGATTCAATTGCATTCCACGAACCCATGAGCAAACGTTCCCGCTCAACACCTTTCAAACCTTTGAGCCAAGAAACGTACCGAGGATCTATCTCTTGTAGGATCTTATTATCTGCGACTGTGGCTGATATAAAGGTAAAAGAAAGAACTTCATCCATCGTACATTGTGCATATTCCATTACTTCTTCTTTAGTATCGGCAAAATATATCTCACCATCCACCATCTGAAAGTACCTAATCAAACCGTCCTTGGAGCGGTCTGGAGTACCATCTTCTTTCAAGTAAGGATCAACCCACTTCCTCAAAAAATGTGTTTTCAGAGGATTGCAAGTCATTTTCAGCCTTGGTCTAACCTCAAGGCAGGATGGGTTACGCATACGGGACATAATATAATTGACCATAGGCCAAGTGTACTGTGTGCTCTCATCAATTACTGTCAAGGATGACTCGATTCCTTGCCATAACGCTTCAATATCGTTCTCATACTCAGAGTGTTTGAGGTATACCTCACTGATTGGTATTAGTATATCTTTACCATCTTTGTTCTTTTCTTTCTTGTAGAAGACAAATTTATTGTCTTTCTCTTTCCAGTTGTACGTATAATCTGGATCATCTTTAAATTCTTTTGCAAATGTTCTTTTGCACTTGGTCAAGATACCACCAGCTCCCTTTAACAAAGGAGTTGTACGTCTTGTTATAATCCCAATAAAATTCGGTATACGAACATACTGGCAGAAATCAATCACTGCAATCTCTGATTTACCACTTCCCAATACTGTTACAGACTCGTTAAGTCTCCCATATTGCTACGGGTGTCGGACTATATCTTCAATCTTTCGATTGCCCCCCGTTTCGATTCCACTTGGAACCTACATCGCTACACTCATCACGATTAGTCTCTACACTTTCCCATAAGGGCTTAGCTCGGTATTGACTCAGAGAGTGTTCACCGAATTAGAGGGGTATATTAAGGTGCAACCCGAAGTTTTAAGCAGCACCACCAAAAAGGGTCACATCCGTCTGGCTTGCAGTATAGAGGTACTGCCGCCTTCCGCACGGAGCTGGCCTATCATTTTGTATTGTTGTCATCTGTTTGCCTTACTGTAGCCGAAGTATTTAATCTCAGCAGCTTCTCTAGCTTTACAAGCTAAATCATAATCTTTGGTGGAGAGTAGGAATATCTGCTTATTTTGGTAGTAGATTCTAGCAACCCACACCTCGTCTCTGGACGCCCAGTAAACACCAGTTCTTCCTGAAGTGTTGTTGTTGCTTTTCTTTTGATCGAAAGCTTGTTCACTCGCAAGTTTCCTTAGAATAACATGAAGCACCCTTGAGCCTATTGAGGGTCTTACCTTCTGGACGTTTGCCCATATCTTCTAGGAAATTCTCAAATGAGCCGCCTTTGGAAATGACCCATCTATCACAAACTGTAATACCTTTTGCACCGTACACGAGGTAGTCAGGGGAGTTAACATTTAAGCATCTTGCTGATAGTGAGCGCCACGTCTTATATGTCTTGGAGTCTGTCATACCGTGCGTTTTCTTTGCTTTGCTTACGTGTTCTTTCTTCAAACAACCACAACTTAACGTGCTACCCCTTGATAGGTTAGCACCTTGTGCTATTATTTCAGCACCGCACTCACATGAACATGACCACTTGGTTTTCTTTTGACCAGATGGGTGGACGTGCCAACTGTGAAACTTGGTAACTGTCAACCTTCCGAACACTTGTCCTGTAAAATCTTTCATAACTGTTTATCTCTGATTAGATTTAATTGGGTGGGGCTATTCAAATGAATCAGCAAATGAAAGACCTTGCAAAATCTTATCACCCCATAAACGCCACCACACCCACACTAACCTTGGCTGATGATCTTCTATTCTACAAAACTAGAATCTTCTCCTCTTAGTGACCTAAGCCACACTATTCGTCTGAATCTTCTTCAGGTTCGAATTCTTCTACTTCCTCATCCCACTCAGGCTTATACTCAAACCCACCAACAGGACGAAGACCTTTCTGTTCAAATTCTTCTTTAACTTTCTCAGGCGACTTATCACCATATCCAGCAGCCTTAGCTTCATGTTCAGCCTTCTGTGCAGCTAACTTTGCTATCTTCAAGGCTACATCATGCTTGTCATAATCACGTACAGCATTAACAATCTTCCAAGCATTGTCTAGCTCAGTCTTAGTGGGGTGTACATAACCTTCTGGCAGAGGCTTAGGGATACCTTTGTTAGTTTTGGATATGATCTCCAAAGCAGCTTTCTGTTCACGCTTCAGGAATCCCTTAGCTGTGATCTGTTTACCAGCATTACCTTGCTCTTTACGTCTTTCAAGCTCAGCAGCAATACCAGCTTTCTGACTCTCGAACTGCTCTGGTGTCAACTTTTTGGATGGCACTTACACTTACCTTTTATCTTGATAAAGGATATTATATTAGCCTTTAATGGGTATTTTAGGGTTAAAGGATAGAATAATATCCTTTAGGATATGCGTAAGAAGCTACTCAGATTTAGTTATTATTGTGGACATTGAGTAGGAGTTTACGCAGAGGGGAATTATGGGAGACCGTTTTAACGATAAGGTCTCCACCAAATCGACATCATTCAAGATGTATTATATGCTTGATGCAGCATTTGTTTGGTTTACATAATGACTTATATGTGATACGTAGTGTACCAATATGTAGTTTATATGAACCATTAATTAGGTTGTTGTGCTTTTATCTTGGTTATTACACAACTATCCGGCTCGTAGGCTTATCAGGCCATTTTCTGGACTACCGGAACGAGATCACTTATCACCACTGTTTCAGGGAGGGAATAGGTAGTGATTAAATCTACCACACCAAGAGATCTCAACTTCTTTGAATTAGGTGCTCCGTGGAAAGCAGGTTGCGCATATCTACGAATAGACCTAGGCGGCTTTCCCCCGAAGACTTCAGCTAATCGTCACTAGCCTTCTTTACAAGCCGGATTAACCGGAACTCGTTTAAACCTCACCTTTCGGTGTGTAGCAACACTGGAGTAAACCACTATTGCCGTCCTATACTAATCAACCACTCAAGGCTGTTAGCTAAGGATTGTTCTTCTTTCAGGTGCGATTGCTCGCTCATGTCTTTAATTCGAGCACTGTTTCGACACACGTTACAGTGAGAACGTAGGAGGGAGATATGAACTCTGTGTCTTTAAATCTTATTTAATTCCATGTGTCTATACTACTATAGTACACCCTAATTAGGGATAAGTCAACAACTATTCTCATCTAGTCATAGCTCTCATCTTCAATTTCTGGGAACAACCTACCCGTAAGGTCTTGAAACTTGTATTCTCTTTCTTCAGGCTCATCAATGTTAGCCACTTCAGATAGGCAAGCAGAGCATAAAGTTTCATACTCCCCATTCTCCTGTTTCTGGCACATCTCTTGAGTTGACATTATATTACCGCACAAACATCTGCTCATTATTCTTTTCCTAGTGCTTCAACTATATCAGCAAGCACATCTTTAATTGGAAGACCTTCACCCCAGTCATTTACGCTTACATGGATGTCATCAAGGGCTTCTGTCAGCCTCTCTTCGGATACAACACCTAAGCAACTTGCCAGTAAACCTATTGCAATTTTCTTAATATCTGCATTAGCTTCTGTTACTGGAACATATCGTATGCCGTTAATTACTACTTCAACCGTCTCCCCAGAACTTATAGGGAAGGTGGCTCCAACATAGTTTATCTTCCTTACACTCATAAAGTCTTCTTCTCTTTTAATTAATTGTAACGGGTGGACGATAAACCCCACCATTTCTACCGGTTTCCACGGATTATACGCTCGAGTATCGGGGATGGGCTGCACCCACATTATCCAGTATCTAAACTAGCTTCCCTCGCAGCCTATCAGGTAGCCCCGTAGGTTTCAGGCTGCACGGCCTCTTTTAGCAAACGTCTACCACGGCGCTGCACATGACTTACATGTTTCGTCACAAATCTGGAGCAGGCAGTAAGTAACACCTTACCTGCGTTATTCAATTCAGGTATACAGTATAAGCCATACACCCCTGTTTTGTCAAGTACCTAGAAATATTTATTTTAACTATTTACTACAAAGCACAGGAATTGCCGTATCCTCACAGTAATTCCTACCATACCAATCATACACACTCCAGACAGATGCCAGTAAGATTAGGCCACACCAGAAGGTTGTCCAAGCGTCATTGTTGTTTTGGTTGTTCATATCACTTCTCCTCAATTACTATATTGTTATCTACCCTGTACTGTTTTTCCATCAGTTGGTACTTATAATCAACTGAATCAGTATACATGTTCTGTTCTTTGTATGCAATAAGATTAGTTAAGTAATCATCGCTAATCTCTGATAAAGCTACCCAAGTTAGTGGTTGATCTCCGTTGACTCCCCTGCTACCACGCATGAGGGCTTTTCTTACGTCCTCAAAGCTTGCTGAAGACATTACAGATAGATCTGTATAGGGTAGTGACCCCTCTTCTCCTGCGAAGCTGTAGCTGCGCTTTAGATAGCTTCTACCACCATCCACAGAACAACATGCACACTTACAAGATACGAAGTTGTGCCTGTAGTGGCTGGTAATTATGTCACCACACAGATTACACTGAATGCGGTTTAATATTATTTCATCTGTCATTGCTCACTATCTCCTAAATACTTTATTGGGCGAACTGTCCCATAAGGTACTCCACGATCCCAATGTTCTTCTGTATCATCAAACTTACAGTTCCATTTAGTACGCTCGTACTCAAATACGGTTCCATTCCAGTATCCAATATCAAAGTTACGAGCATCGCACAAGTAGTTTCCTACCTGCATCTCTTCTATTGGTATCCACTTCTGTTCTTCAGGTGGTAGTTTTAGCCACTCATGTAGTATGTCTCTCATTTCTCCCTCCACTCCAGCTTAGAGTCATATTTAAACCTATAATATAATAACTTCTTATCGTCTCTGTAGGTGTTCTACACCACCTCTGTAAGCTCTGTAGGGGCTTTTCTCTCAATAGCCTACCTTGGGTATTGGCATAGTAATATCTTCGCTTATAGCATAGCCCTAGGAAGTCACAATGCACTTCTACAAGCCTGTACCACCTACCAAGCTTTAAGGAATTACGCCTGTCTCGTTGTATGCTCATAGTTTGATGTAACTCCGAACGACAGATATGTCTATGTAAACACCACCCGTAGTCAACTTATCTTCTGGTACACTATCGCCATACTCTGCATAGGCTAACAATTCACCGGAAACATCAAGCAGTTCATAAGCTGGTGTGGTAGATATATCATCATAAACTTCAACAAGCGAATATACACCCATTGTATTCAAATCTCGGTCAACAACATCATAGTGAATATAATTGTAAACGGATTTGTCACTTTTGATTAGTGATCTTGTTGGTATTCTGAATATTACTTCTATTGTCATCTACGTCACTCCTCAAAGTGTAATTTACATATTGGGTATCGGTTGTACAAGATTGGTATTCTACTCCCATATCTTGCCATACGCAAGCTCCATAATCTATCAAATTGCATTAATGTTCGTTTAGTGTTGTGTGGTGATGGAATGATACAGTGTTGTTTCCATCGTTCTTGGAATGGTGATCTATAGGATCTAATCATTACTTGCCTCCAATAATGGTTCCATACTTACAGAGGGGTACTGGTATAGAGTGGTATCCCTATTCCTGTGGGTTCTTCTGAAATATGAAAGGTTAGCAAACCTGTGTCTTCCTACTTGAGTATCTTTACTTCTCCTTGGTTTCATACTTACCTCTAGGTTATTACACAATTAAACGAGTTACCCAACACCTGACTAAAGCAACCTTCCATAATCTCTCTGGCAATAGGCTCTAGTTTCTCTTTAACTACAATACTGTCATGCACAGGGATGATGATCTCTCCCATCTCATTGAATCGACTAATGATGAGATCCATTATCTTACTGTCGTAGTTCTGTAACTTCAACCCACTTGATTCATGGAACCATAATCGTATGTAATCATTACGTTCTAGGCACTTCTGGATTATATCAGCATAGTCAATATAGGCTGGTAGTTTATATGTAGTTCCTTTGATTGTCAACTCTCTTTTATCAAAATCTACTTCTTCTCTTCCCCTTAACTGAGAGATCAATGCTTTCCTAGCCACGTTGTAAGAGAACTGACCATTAGAACCGACAGTCTTACCTGTATTAAGTAAGATTAGTACAGCCCACTTACCAAAGTACCTAGACACTGCTGAGTCCATCCCAACCACTTCAATCTGGTATGGGTCGAAGGTTGCATCTAGCTGTATGCCGTCTAGTGTAGCTGCTATTCTTGGATGTAAGGCTTTGAAGTCTAACTCTACAGTCTTCTCCCCATCTATGGTCATAATTGATCTATCTTCTCTTGTCACCACACCAGCGCCTATCATGTAATTTCTCCCACCAAGCTCAAATGAGCTATTATTAAATACTTTCTTTAACTGAACGTCTAATGACCGATCACCTACACCAATAACCACTGACCTAGCTAAAGCATTATAGGTGTTGAGATTACGGACAGCTAATCTCTCTGTGTCTCCTAACCTCTTAGTTATACTTACCCCATCTTTATCTCTAACCTCTAGGACAGATTGAAGGGTGTACAGCCTACGCTTATCCACAACATCACTAAACATCTCAATCAGGTGTTCACTCAGTTGCACAGAAGATGACTGGAATGCAGTTGGTATAAACTTTGGCTTTGCTCCGCTATCATCTACAAACCACTCTGTTACTCCTCCTTTGGTAAGTCTTATCCTCCCTGTACTGTGCAACCAGTCTAAGATGCTCTTAGTGTAGGTATAACTAATCTTCCTATTAATCCTAGTGCAGTTATAGATAAGGGGTTTGGCATACACTTGGCAATCTAACACTACACAGAACTCAGTCCTATCGAATGCTAGGTTATATACTGTGTTATAACAGAAACAAGCCATGGCTTGTCTTATCTTTGTTTTCTTGTGTGTAGTAAGAGAAGTAAACACCTTATTACCATACTCACTTAGGTACTCATTAAAGAGTGTATCAACCACTAAGTTAAGGTACTTAGGAACCTTAAAGTCTAATAAATAAATACTAATAATAACACCTCCAAAGACACTCCCATCTAATACTCGTAAGAAATTGGTATAAACATGCTTGAAACCCAAGCCCCGTAAGGGTTTGAGTGTTTTTGTGAAAGGATTTTACAAGGTGTTAGTTTACCCCGTAGATTCCCTTAAAGTTAAGCCATACAGAATACCACTAAATCTCCAGAATGCAACAATTATTTTCACACTAACCCTAAAATAAATGTTGCAATATCGAGGACTAGGGTTTACAATAGACACTCATTAATAACTTGGAGAGACAAGATGGAGTACAGTGAGTATAACAACCCAGACTGGGATACAGCGAATGCTGTACATTGTTGGATGAATTACGCAAGTTTAGACTTGCAGTTATTTTGGAGTAGCTTTGATGCTTCTCAGAAAAGAGTTATTGCAGAATGCTTACAAGAACTGGCTGACTGTGAGGAGTGGGAGTAATATGACTGAAGATGAAATCTTAGCTAAAGCTGAGCAAATGGCTTTACAACACCAACAAGACATTATCAATGCTAGGGCGGAGCTTACGAGAAAGGCTATAGAGGGTGGCTACAACTCGGATAAGTGGGTTATCTGTGATAATCTAGTGGACATTCGTGCAGGAACTACGTTAGACTACCATTGCTGGCTTGCCCTACGAAACCCAACAGAACTTTAGGAGAGACCATGACAGAACAACAAGTAATACTTATCGGAGAATTAATAAACGCCTGTATTAACGGGAACTATGAACTTACAAGCATAGTTTACAATGAATTATTAGAGTCAACTCAACAGGAGAACAAGACTAATGGCTAAACCTAAGAAACAAACAACACCCAAGTCCACAGAAACTGACCAAATCGTGGTAGCAACTGTAGACTTACCGTATACCATCGAGCAGATTGAAACATCTAAGAAGGCTATGGACGAACTAACCGAATTATCCCAAGAATTGGGTTTATACAACATCACAGACAATCCTTTAGTGAAAGATGAGTCTACAGTGCCCGTAGAAGCTCCTACAGAGCCATTACAGGCGATTGCAGAGGAAACTAATACCGATGTAGCCCAAACAGAGGAAACGCCTATTAGCATAGGTTTAGAGCCTTTAAACACTACTGAGCAATTAGGTACTTTACTAGATGAAATTACAGATGAGAATAAGCACCTTGAACTAATACCTACCGTGGAGGTTGGTAGTCCTCCAGTAGACGATAAACTAACTCTGAAAGACGCTTGGGACAGACCTGTTCCCACTACGTTGATCACATTACAGACAGTGAACTATACTGAACTGGTGTCGCAGGTGCTGTATTTGGCATACTTAGGTGCTGAACTCGATAGAAGTTACAGAATTATGACAACTGTACCATATCGTATTCGTCTACTCCTACCCACAGAGAATTATGATAAGTGGATCTCAAAGGAGGATGTAATGGTTTATGATGAGAATGTTTCTTACAATCGTGTACTTGTGAGAGCTTATAATTTATACGATTTCTGGAAAAACGTAATTAAAATAGGTAAGAACGGAGCAATCGTTGTGCCTAGGCATGTTGCACAAAAGATTGGTGGGTACATGGTGCCGTGTTATACACGAAGCCCAGTGGCCGATACACCTGAGAGTCGCGTAAGCCTTAGTAAAATTAAGTACACGAAGGACGAGCTTGAATCGTTTTCACTAGAAGACCTACGGAATGTGGCAAGTTGGTATGAAGGTATTCCTTCAATGAACAGTAAAGTCAAGTACATAAAAGAAATTCTAGTGAAACAAGGGGGTTAACATGGGAATGTATGATAGTGTCAATGTTGTTATTGATTGCCCATCGTGTGGAGAGAAGCTAGGAGATTTTCAATCTAAAAGTGGCGACTGTCTCTTGAACCTACTGCAAGCCGATGATGTAGATAACTTTTACAGTTACTGTACTTGTGGGACAGAAGTAGTATTTAATAGGCCAGCGAAAAAGACTCAGGTATCCGAGAAAGCCCCACCGGATGGTTTAGACACTGTATTATCTTTGGGTTTTGCTATGCAGACTACCACAAAAGAAGAAAGGCAGTTAAAGTACAAAGAGTTTCAAGACAAGATGGCTGCAATGAAGGGTACAATTAGTTTTCCTTTTAAAAGTTAATAGTTAAACCTAACCGAGAGCTGCATCCGTGGTTCTCTTCCTATCAAGTAGTAAGGATAAATAATTATGAAACATTCGAGAAATGCCACACACAACCGCAAGGATAAGATTATCGCTGGTGAACAGAAGGTAGTGAAACCTAAATTCCAAGAACAACGATTAGCAAAGATAATTCCACTAAGCGCTAAGAACGACAGACAGAAAGCCGCACTTGAAGCCTTTACAACAAAACAACTGGTGATTCTTTCTGGGGCTGCTGGTGTTGGCAAGACAGAATTGATGTGTTGGTGGGCTTGTAAGCTGTGGTTAGAGGGTAAGATTGATAATATCGTGATCTGCCGACCATATAAGCACTTAGGGGATGATTACGGTGCCACTAAAGGTAATGATGCAGAAAAGCTTTTGCCGTTCTGCATGAGTATGCTGTCTAAGATCAAGAAGTATCTCGGTGCTGGGGTCTTGGAGAACAACTTTAGACTTGATGGGTTTGAATCTTTGTTTGCTGAAGCTGATGGTATCAACATCCTACCAATTGAAAAGGCTCAAGGTATGTCATTCAATGAACGGACAATCCTGTTAGTGGATGAGATTCAGTCAGCCACCGTTGCTCAGATAAAGTCAATCACCACTCGTGTTGAGGAGGGTTGCCAGATTATTTGTAGTGGTGACTTACGCCAAACCGCAATTGGTAAGAAAAATGGTATGGCTTTTATTGAGTATGTACTACAAAAGTACCCAACAGAATATGCCGAAGTTATTCACTTCCTGAAAGAAGATGTGGTTCGTGGTGGATTGACAGCGCACTTGGTTTCAGCTTTTGATGAGGAAAGTGACACATGGTAAAAGGTGTGAGAACTTTAGACATTACCGGAGAAGTTTACGGGCAACTAACAGCAATATCCAACACATGGGAGAAGAACAACAATGGAAGTTACATTTGGAACTTTGAGTGCTCTTGCGGAAATACATTAAAGCGAGAAATAGGCAACATTAGATTTAGACCAGAAAGTGCAACTTGTACAGGTTGTTTCAGAAAGAAAATGGCAGTACATAAGACAACACATGGAACCCCAAAGAATGATAAAGTCTATATCTCTTGGCGTAAGATAAAAGAGCGGTGCTTTAACCCTAACGACCCTTGCTATCCGAGATATGGTGCTGTTGGACTTACTTTGTGTGATGAATGGAAAGATAACTTCCCCGCTTTTAGGGATCACATAGGACAACCACCAAAAGATGGCAAACGCTACACAGTTGACCGAATAGACAATAGCTTGGGATATGTCCCTGATAATATTAGGTGGGCTACTGGTGAACAGCAATCTAGGAACAAAGGTAAACAGTTAAACAACACATCAGGGGCTTCTGGGGTAAACTGGGAAGATAAGATGTGGCCTTGTGGTAAAAACTTCACTCGGTACGCTGTAGCACAATGGAAGGGGTTAGACAGGAGAAACAATAAGAAGTGTTTCTCAGCTAAGAAGTATGGAGAAGAACTTGCATTCTTTATGGCTTGTGAATACCGAGAACAACAAATCAACCTTCTAAACTTGCAAGGTGCAGGTTATACAGAAGGTCATGGTAAAGTCAAATCAATTACAGGAGCCACAGTATGACAGAGAAAAAAGATACTAAAATCTACGCTATACGCAAGGGCATACAACTTCCTACAGAGGAAGTTGAAATTGACCTCCACCTAGTTAGTGTCATAGAATCTCTACTAGAACATGTTAAGAGTGGTAGGATAACAGAAGTATGTTATACTGGCGTAGGTAACAAAATGGACTCTGTACGTGGCATGGCTGGTGTGAGTAAATATCCGTTCTTATTAAGTAAACAGCTTGAGACATTGAATATGTTATACAATGAGGAAGTTATCTATCCGATACTGCTTAGTCCAGATCATTACGAAGATACAGAGGATTAATCATGCCCACTCCCAAGGACACAAAGGTAAGAGCTATTAGGCATGATGTGGTGATAGATAATGCTAATCCTGAACCTATTCCAGAGCTTGTAAAAGAGACTAAATGGCTGTATGATATGGCCTCCTCTGGAGTCCTTCGGGAGTTAGTGTATGCAGCAAGTGACATGGGTATAGAACCTATTTACAAGATAGTGGGAGATAGTGTAAACTACCCAATGTTACTAGCAAGCTTAGATGTGGCGAGGGATGAGTATTTTCAAACAATAGTTATTCCCTCTATCCGTAAAAATGAATTAGGAGATTTAGATGATTAATGGTTGGCAGTGTGGTGGTTTGAATGAAGAAGATGAATTGAGCTATGAAGAACTAATGTACATCAAGCAATGTTATGCTGATGCTGTGCAGGATGAGCTAGATTTGATTGAGGTGTAGGGTATGTCAAAGTGTAAAACTACAGTTATTACGTTTGAAGAATTTACAGATTTAGAGTTTAAAGCACCATCAGCATTCTACCTGCGTAATAGTCTTGGTGAATATGTTTATTTTCATACTCGTGACCGAGCTGTTGCACAGGGCTGGGCTAATGAAATTTACGGAGTTGGTTTCTACAATATTAATGGAGGCAAAATGGGTAAAGCACCAGAGTCACAGTCGGCAGTCGGAAGAATTAACAGCCGCTCAAGAGCCGGATCGAGGCCAGTTAAATGAGAGAGTTAAAGAAGACACTTACCAAAGACTTAAAGAGGGGTGAGACTTACTACCTTACTTACGATTATACACCCTATGGAGGTATCCCAGTAAAATACGTGAGAACACTGAAAGCACCGCACTTTTGTAAAGGTAATGTTGAAGTTAGGAGCACATTTGGTGTTGAGTTTGTAGTTCACAAGAATGCTTGGTTATTTGCCGAAGACCCAAGACCACAGGAGGTAGAATGAAAGAGAAGTATTTACTAGCGTGGATGGACAATGTAGAGCGGTTTGCAGAGACTTCTGAGGCTAAACGCCTCAAGGTAGCAGCATTCTTATTCAAAGAGGGTAATGTAATATCCCATGCTTGTAATGGAACTCCTGTTGGGTGGCATACTAATGAATGTGAAGATAAGGTTTACTCATCCCACAAGAAATTACCACCTAATGAAGAGTTCCCCTTTGTTGATGATATTGGAAGACATAGGCTAGTTACAAAAGATTGTGTGGTTCACGCAGAAGAACAGTGTTTGCAAAAGATGTGGCATTCCCACGAGACTACAGAAGATACGGTGATGCTTATTTCACATAGTCCTTGCTTTAAGTGCAGTTTAAAGATAAAATCAGCAGGTATTAAGAAAGTGTACTATAGGCACAACTACCGAAGCACAGAGGGAATAGAGTACCTAGTTGCAAATAATGTAGAAGTGGAGCAAATTTAATTAAGTTATTGGAGGAAATTATGAGTAATTACAGTTGTATCGTTGCTAAGGTGGATAGTGTCATTGCGATTCCAAATGCAGATCGTATCCAGATTGGAAAAGTATTGGGTGAGTCTGTTGTTATTGCTAAGAGTATCGAAGTTGGGCATATTGGTCTATTCTTCTGTACTGGTACACAGTTGTCTGAGGGCTTCTGTAAGGCTAACAACCTATTCCGAGATAAGACAAAGAACAATGATCCAGAGAAGTCTGGATTCTTTGAACCTAACCGTAATGTACGTGCTCAACCCTTCTTGGGCTGCAAGTCTCAAGGGTATTTTGCTGCACTTGACAGTTTAGCCTTCACAGGCGACATCTCTAAACTCAAGGTTGGTGATAAGTTTGAAGAACTTAATGGTGTAGGTATCTGCAAGAAGTATGAGAATGAACGTCAACTTCGTGCTAAAGCAAATACACAAACTAAAGCTGTTAAGAAAAACTCTGTCCCATTTTTCAAAGAGCATATTGAAACCTCCCAGTTTAAATACTGTGTGGGGGAGTTGCAGAAAGGTGATCTGGTATCAATTCAGTCTAAACGTCACGGTACAAGTCAACGTGTGGGTTATTTGAACGTAATTAAAACCCTACCCAAGTGGAAAGAATGGATTAATAAGTTTCTGCCAGTATTTCCAACAAGCGGCTACGATTATGTTGTTGGTACACGCAGAGTTATCTTAGACAGTCCAGAGAAAGAGGGTTTTCATGGTTCAGAGGGCTACCGTTTTGAGATTGCTGAAAAACTTAAACCCTATCTTACCAAGGGTATGACTTTGTACATTGAAGTTGTTGGATGGGCTAATGGTAAACCAATTATGTCTAAACATTCAACTAAGGCACTTAAAGATAAAGCATTCCAAAAGAAATACGGCGATGAAATTGTTTATAAGTATGGTGCATTGGAGGGTGAGAATAAGTTTCATATCTATCGCATCACACTGACTACAGAAGACGGTACTTGCATTGACTTCACACAAGCTCAACTTGTTCAGTGGTGTAAAGATCGTGGACTAGACCCAGCTTATGATGTTGTAGAGCCATTTATCTATGATGGTAATGAGGAAGCCTTGCGTACATTGGTAGAGAGCCTTACAGAACGTCCTGAAGTGCTTACAGAGGATTACCATGATACCTCTCATATCGGGGAAGGCGTTATTGTACGTGTAGACCGTGGAACAACAACTCCACTATTCTTTAAGAGTAAGTCACACGCATTTAAAGTTGCTGAGGGCATAGCTTCTGAAGATACTGTTGACGTAGAAGATATTAGTTAATTTAAATAATTAGGAGTTTTAAATTGGAAGAACAAGATTTAAGTACATTCAATGATTATTACTGGGCTACCGCTCGACATGCCCTTGAACTAGGCTACAATGCCTCACAAGTGAGAATGTTCTATGTCGACATACAACAAGCATTTGAAGATGGGTTATCTGTTGAAGATGCTGTGCAGGAGATATTCTGATGACAGAACAAGAACCAACATACAACACACTAGACGAGTGGTTTGATAGTCTCCCAACAGAAGGGGAAACCTTCCACTTAGACGAGATTGTATGCAGTGATGAAGAAGCTGACCTTGCAAGATTACACGGAGAACATCGAACTGTATTCTCAGGGGATAATTATGTAACATTCACATTGTACAACGGTAAGATGTACATAACAGAGTTTAAAGGGAAACAGGAAGATGAAGAATAAACTACCACTAAAGTTCTACCCACTGTTCCTACTAGAGTTTCTATCTCGATTTGTAATGTGGACTATTGTTCCCTTTGCACTATTGTTTGCACGTAAAGCAACTAAAGAAGAAGTGGAAGGTAAGCTACCATACAATCACTCACCTGAGATTCAACGTTATGTGCTTCCAGATTGGTTAGAGTGGGTAAATACTCCAGATGACTTCCTCCCTAATTGCATGTATGAACCCACTATGTTGAAGATGTATCATCGTTTTGGTTGGTTTATTACTTCTTGGTGGAACTTAAGTTTCAGAAACACAATGATGTATCTTACTTGGAGCATGGCGAAATCTGTGAGTGGGTATTGGTACACCCTTTCTGATGAAGAGAAACAAGAAAAAGGTTTATTTGATAACCACTACCACTTCTTAGGGCTTACTCTTAAAGTGGGATATGTATCATATAGAAACTGGAAGAACTATAAGAATCTTGGGATGTTCGTTAGTGTTCCAAGAATTACCGTTAGGGTTGGAGAAAATAGTGATTGAATGTAGTAACGCTAGTAAATGGCTATCCACCTTAAAGAGTAGGTACAACATAGCAAACACCACCTTAAACGACTCCACAGACGCCTTCACAGTGATTATGAGTAATACCCCTAACAAGACTACTCTCATCGCTAGGTTCTGTAGGGTTAGACAATTTGGTGTAGTGTTGTGCCGCAGGAAACGTAATATCACCCCAAATTATGAGAAAAGAGGGCAGAATGAGTAGAAATAATGATTATTTCATTGTTTTTCTTGTAATAATGGTGATTTTACTCTCAATTGGCATATTTATCCGAGGATAGTTATGGATTTTATTAAAAGTAGTCTATATATTGCAGGAGAGATAGAAGATTTAATAGATAACACTGGCATATTGAATACTCGTCTGTTATCATTGCTACACGAATTAGCTGAAGATAACAAAGCAATATTCTCAGCTAATCTTGCTGCTATTAAATTGAAAGAAGGGGAGCTATCAGAAGAACATATGCTGATAGCTTTAAATAAATATCGAGCATCAAGAAGCTCGGTGGTTGAATAATTTAGGGGATGATTATGCGGGTTAGTAAGAAAAGCTGGCACTATTGGTTGAATAAGAGGATGAAGTCAGGAGTCTTCTATGAGGATACTGTCACTTTATGCACCTATTTCTGGGCAACAGTGTGGTCTATTTTAAAAGTGTTCGGTAACTTTGTTTGGGTGGTAGCCATTGTCCTAGGTCTACTGTTGACAAGTGTTATTATAGCTAACATCTTGACGTTCTTATCTACAGCTATCACTGGCATATGTTTTGGCTGGGTTGACTACAATGGTGCATTTAGTATTACAATAATTATTTGTGGTATGAGTCTGATCGTTGGTGGCATACTTTGTATAAATAATCATATGGACTTTTCTCCTGAATACATCAATAAATACTTCCGTAAAACAAAGACAACAATACTGAAGGAAAGTAAGCCATCTTTGGTAGTTGAGATGTACAAAGCACATAAGTCTAAGTGGTGCCCCCTCATTGAGATTGAGGATTAAGCTATGCAAGGTAATAATATGCCAAATCCCTCAGAGTGGCTGTGGGCAATAATTGTTGGTTGTGGTGTTATGATAGTTTTAGCTAACTTAGGAGGTTGTACACTTTAATGGATACTACAGACTACATAGAACAAATACGTAAGCTACAAGCTGAACTTGACATCGTTACTAAAGAATGTAATGAATGGAAGGAGAAGTTTGAGAGATTGCTTATGTATCAGAAGCAGAATAGACTTCCTGTTAGTGGCTTACCTATAACAAATAAGATAGTTAAGGTTAACCTAGATTGTGTAGGCAGCTCTCAAGGGAAAGCTAGTACACAAACATACACAACAGTTGGTTGGAATGAGGGGGAGGATTGGAAATGACATATAGGGTAATATCCCACTTAGGTAAACATTACGAAGGTGAAGACTTAAAACTAGCCAACATGTACGCGGATAGTGTTATAGAAGTTGAGGAATGTTTTGGATATAAGACTTGGTCTGTATATGAGAACAAGTTTCCAACTAACGCTATCCGTGAGCAAGTGTGTTCTGAGGATATTTATAAGTTTATTAGTATTGCGGAGGTATGGGAATGAAAACACCAATGAAAGAGTTCAGAGGGAATACATTTGAAGACCTCTACTGGCATACACTGGAAATAAACTCTAATGGGAAGGCCACATTCTTCCATACACCAGAAACTACGTTCAGGAAGGTTAATGGTGTTTATGGAGATCCTATGGTAAGGCTTGCACACATGTTCTACCTACAAGGTTCTGGTAAAGAAGTTATTCCTAAAGACTACAATTACACTAAATGGAGGTCGTAATGAAACACATTGAGATTTGGATAAATGAACTTGGAGAAGTAACCAAGAACGCTATAGAAGAGGTTACAGTGGCTGCACAGAATGATAATTACATTATTATCAATGATGCTTCCTTCACCAAGATACAGAAGAACAAAGATAAGTATAACTCGTACCGTGTACTTGAGGAAGTAGGTATTACAGACTACAGTAAGGATAGCTTCTGGTCTAAGTATTACGGTACATTCAATATTAGCTTGTACACAGAGATGACAAGTATTAAGACTATTGAGAATAAGATCAATAAAGCTTTCAATAAGTGGGTGCAGAGTAAGGTGAGTGTTTATCTTCCTATGACTAAGGTTAATATTAAGTTGAGTTTGGAGAAGACTGGTGACTAATCGTAAATTCAAGATAGTGGAAGATAGCTACTACACAGACAATGGTTGTAGCTGTTGTGAAGCAGAT